AGGCCGGTCGTAATCACGTCCTCGGCCGGCGTGACAATGTACCAATCACCCTCGCTATCCTCGCCACTATCGGGAACGGCCGTCCATGGCCCCGGTGTGTGCTTGCTCATAAACCCTCCTGCGTTAAACTGGCAGGAGACACCTGTCACAACTCGTGACCTTTGTCAAGGCTCGTAAGGCCCCACAACCAATGCCCCCGGCTCATTGCCGGGGTTCATTTAAGGTTAAACAACTCACCTTTAATTGACACCGGTCACACAACGTGTCGTCAATTGCGGGCGGCAAAAACCACCTCCCGAGGACATCACATGAACAGACTACTACTCGCAGCCGTCCTGCTGGCGGGCACGGCCTTCATTGCACCAGCCAGCGCAGCCACACTCACAGTCGGCGTGCTCCCCGATGATCAGGTGGTGCCACAGTCGGCATCCGCGCCCTGCATCATCTGCGCCACCACCCAGGCCCATAACCCCGTGGGCTTCGGCTACAACAACTTCAACAGCACAGGCAACGATGCGTCGTTCAACCTGTTCAGCTCGAACATCACCGGCGCGTTCGCGAACGATGATGATCTCACCGTCACGCCCTACACCGGCACTCAGCTTAAAAACTTCCTCACCAGTGTCGGCGACCTTAATTTAACCTTTGGCGTGGCCATCGATGTCAACTCGACCAACGCGAAATCAGAGGTGCTGACCCAGTTCCGGCTGATCGATCTCGATAAATCGGGCGACGGGCCGCTTGGCAGCTTGGTGCTGTTCAGCCTGCTCAATCCGGTTCCCTTGCCGGACATCAGAAACGGCAACGGCAGCGCCGACTACCTGATCACAGGCTTCAATCTGTCCGGCCTCGCCAACCTCGGCGACCGCCTGCTGTTTCAAGCAACGTGGTCCGGTGCGGTCGACGGCGGCGAAAGCTTCTACATCGTGCCGGTGGCGGCAGTGCCAATCCCGGCTGCGCTTCCGATGTTCGCGGCCGGCCTTGCCGGCCTCGGCCTGCTGGCAGCTCGGCGCAAAAAGAAGCAGATTGACGTAGCGGCGGCATAACCGACACGGTCGTCGGGGAAGTACCCTCCAAGGCGACCGTCAGCGGCTCGGCGTCTTGCCGCATCTCGGCGCCGGGCCGCGTCTATTTCGGGGACAAGCCATGGCCAGCGTGGTCGTGACGCCGCTACAGCCACCGTTCACCCAGGACGTAATGCACTTCGAATTCGAGGGAGTTCGCAAGATACTCACGGTGTCGATCGAGGATGGCAACCGCATCAAGGCATTGCTGGGTGGCAACCCGGTGAACCGCTCCGTCATCATCGGGCCGGCCGAGAACAACGACATCGATGTCATCATCCATGTGCTGCAATGAGCGGTGATGTCGTCGTGCTGGTCACCGCACTAGGTGTGCTGTTTGTGGCCCTGGTCTTTGCCTGTGCCGTTGCCTACGGCTTGTGGCGCGGCGGCCAGTGAGCACCCCGGGCACCGATCGGTGCCGGCAATGCAGGTCCAGCCCTCGTCCTTGCCCAGCAACCGGATCGATTGCACTACGGCGGGCCGGTTGCCGCGATAGTACATCGTGATGCGAAACAGCGCCTTGCACTCGTCGCAGGTTAGCTGCACCTCGCCGCTGGGCGGCGCCGGCTCGGGCCGCGTCCAGGCAAACGTCGGCGGCACCCATTCGAACTGCGGCCGCTCGCGCCGTAACCGCGCGCGCCGCAGCCAACCAGGCTCCCGGGGCCAATCCGCCACCTCGACCGGTGGCCGCCGATGCTTGGCCACCCATTCCAGATCGACCGGAAGGTGCACCTCGCGCGGCTTCGGCTCGAACGGCGTCCACTCGTGCTTCCGAAACCCCAGCGGCATGATCGCCGTCAGCGAATTCTGATTGCCCCAACCATCGGGGTGCACGCCGCATCGGCCGGCGACAATCGCACGGCCGAGCTCGGCGTCAGCCATGGCGTCAGGTGCGTCGAAATCCTCATCGAGGCAGTTGTGAACCGAGAAGAATGTGTAGACGTTGTGAAACATGCGCCAACCATAGGCACACCGCAATTATTGTCCACAGCATGTGTCAGGTTTCCGACGCAGGCCGTCACATACCGTTGCCAAAGGTATTGGAACCGCATAAGCTCGCGCGCGTTGACGGCCGCTGGCGACACGGTCCTGCCCCTCGCGTCACCAGCAGTAGTCGGTTGTCGATCGCGTTGCCGCCGTGCGGCTGTCCGTCGCTTCGAACCCGGCGGTCTGATCGGCAAACGCCAGCCAGGGGGTGTCTGGCAGGCCCGTGCGATCCGGGCCACTATCTCAAACCCTAGCGGTTCCCGCTGTTCAATTTTGAACAGCCGGCCCCGGTGATGGTCACCGTAAGCCGGCTGACACTCCCGCCACGTTCCTAGGAAACGATCGGGAGCGGGAGCCTACGCATGCCGGCCATGGTCGTTCTTGTGCTCGGCCTTCTCAGCCTTCTTAGCCGCCGCCGCTTCTGCGGCCGCGGCGTCGTCCTCGGCCTTGCGCTTGGCAACCTTGGCTTCCTCGGCCGCCTTGGCTTCCTCGGCAGCGAGCTTGTCGGCCTCGGCCTTGCGAACCTTGTCGATCTGCTCCTGAATTCCGGCGTTGAGTTCGTTCAATTGATTACGCGCGGCCGCATGGACGGCCCGCAGCCCGGCATCGCCGGCCGAATGGTGGGCGATCGTTAGCAGCTTGGTCGTCAGATCGATGTCGACGATTTCCGGATGTTTGGCCTTCGCTTCCGCCATGGTCGCCTCCTGGGGGGTTGAGTTTCGTTTGGGTACAACGCCGCAGATGGCAAATCGGACCGGCGGGCCTCTAGGACAGGGTAACCCGCCGGCCGCTATCCCAGGCGCCAGCGCGAGGAGGTCGCACATTTCCTGGGCTAGGCTATCGAAGTAATGGGTGGCCGGTTTAACGCACCAGTCGCGTCTACGTCAGGGCCTGCGTGCTACCGCAGAAAGCGTATCTCGCCACCTGACATGAACCGGACCAACCCTATCATCCTCCTGCACTCGCCGGCTGGCGAACGCGCGCGCCGTTCCACGCAGGCACACAACATCGCCGCGCATGAATTCAAGCGGTGTGGCAGGATCAAGCCCGCCGGCAATCAACTCGCGCGCCTTGGCGCAGGCGTTGTCAGGAATTGGTAGCCACATCGGCTCGGACATGGTTGGGATCAACAGTTTCAACAAAATCTGATTTGTGCCTCGTCGTCAATCCTAACGCCATCGCTAGTAGGTTCAGCCCGGTCTGCAAAGTGGATAACTCGTCCTTCGGGCACGGCACATCCCAGCAGCATACCCGCGCCGTCACTACGACCTCGGCCCGGTTGAGCAATCTCACCGATCGCTCCCAAGCCCGCTTGGCACGGTCACAGGCGCAGTCGGCTCCGTCGCACCCGGCGCAGGGGTTTCCGCGCCCATGGCCTCGCTGCGGGCTCCTGGGGCCGTCAAGCGTGGCCAGGTAGGCTCGCCACTGGGCGGCGTAGCGTTGGCCGGCAAGATACTGGAGCGCGCTGATCTGACCTCTAAGCGCCAGCCGGCCGAGCTCGCTTTCGGCCTTTTGGTCAGCCGCACAATCTCCAAGGCCTTTGCGGTGTGGCTGCGTGGCCGCGACCGCGGCGGGGCTGACCAGCGGCTCATGGCTCGGCCTCAGATTTCCGTTGCGATAGCGATGGCCGGGCTTGCGCGGCCGGCCCTTGCGCCGCTTGCTCGCCATTAGCTGCCCTCATGGCGTCGATCTGCTCGAGCACGTAAGCTATCTGATTTGCAGATGGCTTGCCGGAAAAGCTATCAACATTTCTGATGAGCTTCTTCATTTGGGCGCGGGCCTCCCTCGGCTTACGGGCAGAAACTTCCATGATTTCAACGTGGTTGAACTTATATATTCGAGTGCCTTGTGAGCCGGTAACGGTGTAGTCGGCCAATGCGTCGCGGATGACCTTTGCGTTGGTTTCGCATCGGCAGATTTCCTTGATGGTGGCGCCCGGGTAGTTTTCCTTGGCCATGATGACGTAGCGTTTCATGGGCGCTTGCCGTAGCGAGCGAGTAATTCATCGGCCGAGAATTGCTTCCAGGCGTTTTGGGCCGGCTTGGTGTCACCCTCGAATTGGAAGCCATGACCGCGTAGCTCATTCTTGATCCGGGTCACGACCGCGGCGCGGTGCTCGGCGCTTTCGGTCTTGCCCTGGCGCTCGAATTCGTCGCGCTCCTCTAATTGTTTGCGCGATCGAGCATCGTAGGTGCTGGCGTAGGTCGAGCGCCGGATATGCTCCTCAATGAATTCCACGAATTCGGCGATCGAGGGCGGGAATTTGCATGTCCGCTGGATGCCGGTCACCGGCGATGTGACAGCGTCGATGACCTTGTCGGGATAGCGTTCCAGCACCATCGCCAATTGAACGCTGTAGCTATCCGGGTCCGCAAAATCATCCCTTCGATACGAGCTTAAGATTTGTTGGGCGCACTTGCGTATCCAGTTCGAGCGGTCGTGGTCCCGACGAGCCGGGGATGTAGTCGTCGGTAGCCCCGGCGGCTTTGAGCCTTTCCCCGATCCGGTCGAAGGCATCCAATACCGATCCGTGTCGTCGTCCATGGCCATTCTGTCCTCCTCGGTTGCGGACGTTGTATTGGGATTTCTGGAAATTGCGGTAGGCCGCGTGCCAATCGATGTACTGGTAGCCCTTGGCCCTGGCATGATCGCGGAATTCATCGGCCTCGGCGGGATCGCGCTGCTCGCCGATCGGCTCCCAATCATCGGGGAGCGGCCGCCGCCGGTTTTTTGGGGCCGGCGCTAGTGCCACAATCTCTAATCTTTCTTCCTGAACCTTAAGATTGTTAATCGAGGAAGGAAGTACAGTAAGAGGCGTGTCAGCACGGTCAGCAATGTCATGCTGACATGCTCTATGTTTTTGTTGAGCTTTTCGGTTTTGCTCACGGCGCTTGGCTTGGTCCTCCTCAACCACCCGAAGGATTTGGGTTTCGGTCAGCCCAGCCGCGCGTAGCGTTCTGATGTCGATCATGATGGATGGTCGCCTCCTGCCAGAGCGAAGCGGCCAAGGTGAACCTGTTCACACAGGAGCGCAACGGTATTTTGTCACAGTCTGTGGAAGCTGTGGACAGCCTAGGAGGAATATATTCTAACCCACTACATATTGTAGGTGGTCGAACAACTCCTGGGGGGGCCACAATGCGTCTGGCATGAAGGCACGGGATAGGCGGCCGGGCTGCAGTTCCCGTACGGGTGCTGCAGCCAGATCATGGCCCCGGCACCAGCCCCTGATCCAGTAGCGCGGATGATCCTGCGCCGACACCAGCACATAGAACCAATCAGGCTTGATGGCCGCAGCGGGGGACAGCAGTTGATGGCTGTGCTGCAGCACGCCCTTGATGTCGAAGTTCCCGCGCGGGTGTGACAGGTCAGGAAGCTCGCCGAGCTTACTGACATCGCTCAATAACTCGATGTGCCAGGTCGTCATCCAGAAATACGTCTTGGCCGCACACTCGGTGCGGGTGCCGAGGATATGGCCGGCGATCGCGCCGGCTTCGCTGATCCTGCGGTTATTGGTGTGCTTGGAGCCGGTGGCGTTGCGGGCGCGGTTGCGCTCCAGGCCGAGCCAATCGCAGAATTCGATCTCAATGGGGGTCAGTGTGACCCATATCACCCAGCGGCTTCCTTCGGGCCCTGCCGGACTACCCGCGGCATTTGCGGAGTTTGCGGAGTTTGCGGAGTTTGCTGAAGTTGCGGCGGCCGCTCGCGCTGCCCCGGCAGGAACGCCTGCCGCTCCTCGATCAGCACGCCCCTAACCTTCTCCACCATGGCCAGCAGGCTGTCGAGCCATTGCAGATGCTCGTCGGTGTCGCGCTGCTGGATGTAGCGCAGATCGTCGCTGCGGGCACGGGCGCTCTCGGCCATGCGCTGCAGGCCAACGACGAGGTCGTGCAATCGGTCATTCATTCCGGGCATCCTCCTGTACCGGCGTCTTGCGCCGTTTGCGTTGCTTGGATTTGGACTTGTTGCGTTCGTGCAATTGCGCCGCGTGCAGCTTCTGGGCGAACAGCAGCGGGCTGAATTCGTAGCCCTTGGCGGTCAGCGCAGGCGCCAGCACCGCATAGGTGTCGGGCGGGAAGCCCCTTGTTCGCCAGTTAAGCACAACCCGGTAATCGAGCCCGAACAGCCTGCCAACGGCGCCGTTGCCACCTAGAACGTCGATCGCTTCGCCGGCGAAGTTAATTCGCATGCTTGCTCCCTATCACGACCTGTTGCGAGTTTCAAGTTGTGGTAATATACGCCGTGCGTAAGGCTCCCGCAACTGTGGCCCGGCGCGGTGGTGACGCACGCCGCGCCGGTAAAAATAATTGGTGGACCCCCTTTACATCTGTCACAGCTTGTGACATACAGGGTCATCGCCAACGAGGAGGACGACATGGCCCACAGCAAAATCACCATCCGGTTTTCAGTCGATAAGAACGGCAAGCGCCGCGCCCACTACTGGGGTCTGGCCCGCCGCTGGTTACCGATTTCGATCGATAAGGCCGAGATCATGCTGGCGACCGGCGCGGCCATCCCGAACGAAACAACCGCGACTGCGGCCGACAAGCCCTACGAATACACCAGCGTTGATGGCGACATCTTTCAGCACAAGGGGGTGGCGTGACATGACCAACGTACTTCTCATCCTTGGCGACGCCCCCAAGACCGACGACTACGATATCAGCGACAAGGTTGGCCAATTGCACGGCAAGGATTGCTGGGGCAACGATCCCGAGTGGCCAATGTATTCCTACGATCGGCCGGCCTACATCCTCTGGAATGCCATCGCCAAGAACCTGCACAAGCGGGGCTGGTCGGACACCAAAATCAAGAAATTCTTGCAGTCCAAGGATACCCGCTGGGCACTCGATATGGGGCTCGGCGAGGCGCTGCAAAACCTGGGCGATGAATTTGCAACCAAGTTCATTGGCAAGGATGGCCTGCGATGACCCCCAAGCAACACTTCCGCGCCCTCCAAATCCGGCTCGAAATCGCCGAGTTCGGAATGGGCATGCCGTTGGACCGCGAGCGCGTGAAGGAACTGCGCGAGCAGGTCGAGCAGGCCCGCAAGGACGCCGAGTTAGACACCATGACATCGGATGGAGCAGAAGGATGACCGCTCTCGCAAAACACAACACGCAGATTGCTCGCCCGCTCAAGGTGCTTATTCCTTTGATTCAAAGCGAACTACAACAAGGCAATACCGCTGGCCGGGAGCACTATCGCCTTGCCGGCCAAATGCTGGTCGAAGCCAAGGATCAGATCAGCCGCGGTGGATGGAGCGGATGGCTCACCAAGAATTTTGATCTAAGCCAGCGCACTGCCCAGGAATATATGCGTTGGGCGCGTGAGGAACAAATACGCGGCGGGGCCGCGCATATGCCTAACAGCATGCGTGAGTTCACCGGTCACGCAGATCGTCGTCGCGATGACAATCAATCCAAGCAGCAACAGGAATTCAAGCGCGTGCTACGTGACGTGGCGCGTGATGACTTCGTGCAAGAGCGACAAGCCAAGGACGATGAAATCAAACTGCACCGCGACCTTGCCGAGGAACTTGTCGATATAGGCTACCGCGCATTGGCAACACGCCTTCACCCGGATCGCGGCGGATCGAAGGACGCAATGTCGCGGCTTAACCGCGTCCGCGATGAACTCAAATCAATCGCTCAATCGAGGAGGTTTGTGTAGTGAACGAACTTGCAAGGAAGCCATCTAGCGTGATGCGGAACTATACCCAACAGGTCCGCGATCACACTTCGGCAATGTCACGCCTACAGGATCAATACTTTGCTGCGCTCAAGCGGGCCGAGGCGCAGTACTTCGAGGGCGTCAAACGCATCACCGAGGCGGTCACGCAGGCAACCGAACCTGTTGCCGAAACCACCCCGGCGGTCGAAGCCGCTCCAACTCAACAATAACCGGGAAAATGGACAGGCGCTTCACCGCCTGTCCAACCCGAGGGCACGTCATGACCATCGAAGCCCAACGCCTAGCCATGCCAGCGCGAGAACCAACTATGAAAACATCCGAGCAAATCAGCGAACTGGCCGCCGCCTTGGCCAAGGCGCAGGGCATGATGGAAAACGCCGTCATGAACCGGGTCAATCCGCACTTCAAATCCAAATACGCCGATCTGGCCGCCATCTTCGACGCCGCACGCAAGCCGCTGTCTGCCAACGGCCTCGCCATCGTTCAGACCATCGGCGACGGTGTCTTGCATACACGGCTGCTGCATACGTCGGGCCAGTGGATTGCCAGCGAGCATCCCTTGCCGATGTCTGGGCGGCCGCAGGAGATTGGCTCGGCACTAACCTATGCACGCCGTTATTCGCTTTCCGCACTGATCGGCATTGCCGCTGACGAGGACGACGACGCCAACGCAGCCAACCGCTCCAATGGCAAGGACAACACGGAAAAATTGCTCGATGCCGAGCAGATGGAATACGTCTGGGAGAAGGCGCGCGAATACTGCGATCCTGACGTGCAACAGGAATGGATTGAACTGCTGGTCAAGACGCTCGGCCACGACACTCTGGCCGAGGTGCCGGCCTCGCTGTTCGAAATGCTGCGGCAGAAGATCATCGCCTGGCCGAAATCGCCGGGCGCGAGCAAGTGGAAAACGCAATGACGGTCGAGATCATCGACTGCGTCCAGGGATCGCCGGAATGGTTCCAGGCCCGGCTCGGCATCCCGACCGCATCCTGCTTCAAGGACGTGCAGGCCAAGGGCGAGGGCAAGGTGCGCGCGACCTACATGCGCCGCCTTGCCGGCGAGATCATCACCGGCCAGCCGGCCGAGACATTCAAATCACCCGAAATGGAACGCGGCAACCGAATGGAAGATGAGGCCCGCGCCAACTACATTTTCGGCTGGAACAACACCAGGCCGACGCGGGTGGGTTTCGTGCGTCGCGCCTATGTCGGCTGCAGCCCCGATGCCCTGCTGAACGATGACGGTATCTTGGAGCTAAAAACTCAAAAGCCGGAACTGCTGATTGCCACCCACGACGCCGATCGCTTCCCACCGGAACACATCGCGCAATGCCAGGGCGCGCTGCTGGTCACCGGCCGCAAGTGGGTTGATCTGTGCGTCTATTGGCCGGGTATGCCGATGTTCGTGCGGCGGCTTGAGCGCGACGAAACATATATCGACATGTTGATGGACGAGCTTGCGCGGTTCAATAACGAACTACAGGCCATGGTCGCGCGCGTGCGCGCCTACGGACAGAGGGTGGCGGCATGAAGGAAGCATCCGCGGAACAGATTGTGAGGTTTCTCACAGGAGGCAACATGAGCGACAAGCAACTTCGCAGCGATCTGATCGACCGCATCAAGGACAAACACTCCACTTGGTGGAACGACAGCCTGGAGCTTTATAAAATGGCCGGCCTCAAGCCGTCCGCATTTGGCAACGATGTGCTGACCGTGCTGTCCTACCAGATCGTCTGGATGCTCGCCCATTATAAGGTTGATCTGGATGTCTTCATCGAGGCATTGCGGCACTCGTTCAAGGCTTATCAGGACATCAAAGAATGAGCACCCCCCCGACGTTCACCGCGAGCAATGCGTACAAAATGATCGT